GCGCGGCGGTTCATCAGTGCACCACGCGCAAGCCGTGCTTCGGTCGTGCCTGCGGCATCGTCCGCCACGACGCTAGGCACATCGGCACGGCCGGATCGCCCGCCGCGCGTGGCGGGTCGAAGTTCCACTTCGACGTTTCCCCGCACGGGCAATCGAGCAGGTAATAACCGTCGCGCGGCCAGTGCGTCGCCTTCGTGTTGCTCACGAGATCCGTGTGGCAGGCGGGACAGGGCGCAATGGGCTGGGGCTCTGGACGCTGCCGATGTAGGACGCGGTCGAGCAGCATGAAGAGCCACAGCCAGAAGCGCATCACCGCCCGCGCCCTCGCCGCAGAATCTCGTCCTCTTCGTCGAGGTAGACGTCCCCCTCCGCTGTCCGGCGCACGGGACGGCCAGGCGGCGGGGCCGGCGGGTCCGGATAGCCCGGCTCCTCCTCCCCGTCGAGCAACGCGGGGGCCGCGTTTAGGTGGTGGTAGGTCTTCATCAAGTCTTGCAATGTGCCGTGCAGGTCGACCGTGCTCTCTTCATCGCTGCACCGAATCACCGCCACGACCGTGGTCCGCGCGCGACTCATGGCCACCATCGACTCGCCGTTGAGTGCCCGCAGGAGATCTGCGACGACTTCCTTGGGCTCGCGGGCCGCCCGTGTGACCGGTGGTGCCGTCTGCGTCCGCTGCGAAGGTGTAGACCTCCGCGCGTGACGGCGTCTATGCCGATGCGACATACGGACCCTTACTCCTTCGCCTGAGTGTGGAACCGGGGAATGGATGAGATTATGCGCCCGGTTGAGTTGGAGGCGCAACTACGACGTCGACGTTCGGATGCCGCTCGCGGTAATGCGTCGTGACGCGCGCCCGGAGCAGGGGCTCACTCTTGGCGGCCGAGAGGAAGCCGCACAGCACGCACTCGCTGTAGAGCACCCGTGTCCGCGCTTTCTGTCGCTTGTGCCAGAGCTTCTTGCGGCGCTGCTCGGAGGCGCGGCTCATGACCGGCCTCGACCGGTGGCGGGAAGCGTGTCCGGACGCACCCGCCCACCAGGCAACACTCCTCGACCTCGTCGCACGGCTGGACCGCGCATGTCATCCCCGATTCGCGCACCGATGGCAGGGCTCACCTTCGAGATGGTCGCCCATGCCGTATTCCTCTTCGGCGTGCTGCACGATCTTCGCCTGCCGGATGACCGCCTGCACCCGGTCCTCGTTGATGACGACGCGCTCGTGCCCGTCGATGAAGAGCGGCGCGCTCGCCACCTGGGCGAAGTAGACGACGTCGCCCACGGCCAGGTTGATCGGCCGCAGCGTCCCGTCCTGATTCGGCGCGCCCTGGCCCACCGCCACGACGACGCCGCGTGCCTGGCTGAACTTATCCTGTTCAGCCACCACGATAATGCCGCTCCGCATGGTCGAGGCCATACCCATCGGCCGCACGAGCACCCGCGCCCCGTAGGGCTGTAGCGCGTCCACGAGCGGGCTGTCCGTCACGACTCGTTCGAGCACCTGTCGTAATCCCATCGCTTCGCCTCCTGTTAGTGTCGAATGTTGCTCATCGGCGGGAGCCGCAACCGCTGCCGCTCCCGGTCAAACCGTACGATCCGGTCGACCTCTGGCCAGTATTCCGTCGAGTGCCACACATCCACGAGGGCCGCCTCGGCCCCGCACGCATCACAGACCGAAGGCTCCGTCAGATCGCGGCACGCGCCAGGCCCCATGTAGTCGAGGGACGCCACCGAGACGGTATCCACGTGGCCGCACGCGCGGCAGATTTCCGCGCCAAGGATGTAGCGGTCACTGACCGGGTCCATGTCTCATAAGAGCCGCCTGGGCGGCAGCCCCAATGATTGCTGTACCGTCGCGCGCTCGAACGCCTGCGCGTAGGTCAACCGCTCGACCTGCACGTCGATGGGATCGCACGACTCCGTGAACCGGTCGATGACGCACCGCAGACACGTCGGCCCGTGCTTGGCGAAGAGGACCGGCGCATTCTCCCCATGCACTGGGCAATACGTCGTCATTGGTGGCTCGCCGGCAGTTCCGCCCACCGCACCGTCGTGAGCGATCGTACGGGGTCCGCCTTCCCCGCATTGCGGAGCATCTGCACTGCGACGTCATACGCCTGGTCCGAGAGGACGTCCTCGACACGCCCGTGCTGATCGCGGCACGCGGGGCAGACCCCGAGCCCGAATTGCATTTCCGCCGGCTCGCAGTCGGGATAGGCGCGAAGCTGAATCACCGGTTGATACACGGCCAGATTGCCGCACCCCTGGCGCGCGCACTGTGGCCCGATCCCGGCGGCGAACTGCTGGAGCATGTTCATATGGCCCATCCTTCCCCGCTACCGCCGTAGCGGCTGTCCGGCATCCCGTCGTCCTGCGTCTCCGTCGACTCGTCGTGTTCGTCCGGCTCCTTGAGTCCCACCGCGAGCGTCCGGAAGGCGTCCGCTGGGTGCGAGGCCCAGTTGTGCACGGGCGTCCCCGTGAACTCGTTCATCGCCTTGTTGAATTGCTTCTTATAGTTCCGGAGCGCGTGGAGTCCGGCTCGGCACGTCTCTTCGTTGAACCAGCACCGGCTCAGGAGCGCGCGCACCGCGTTGATGCCGTCCGCCAGGCCGATGTCCTTCACGCGGCGGAACCGGATGCCGAGCCGCTTCGCCGTCTCGAGGCGGCTCTTACCCGTTCCGAGCTCGCGCACCTTGATGTCATGCGGCGCCAAGTGCATCGAGCTCCCGTCGTCCGTCGTGTCCGGCGTCCCGTAGACGTAGCCGTGCGCGTCGCTCTTGTCCTGCAGCACCTTCGCGTAGTGCGGCAGCCCCTCGCCTTCCGCCTGGTAGTAGTCGATGATTCGCACCTGGCCGGCGGGTGACTGCTGCCAGAACCAGATCGCCATCGTGTCGTCGATGCCCAGATCCCAGGCCGTCCCGACGAGCAGGTTCTCGTCGTAGGGCACGTGGGTGATGCGCCCCTTCTCCCGCGCCCTGGCGAGCTCCTTCGCGTAGTAGGCGCCCTTAATCGCCGCGTCTGGGCTCAAGAACCACTCCTGGTCGTATTCGGCCTGCGACATGATGCCCTTGGAGATGAGCTCCCGGTCGTCGGCCATCGCCTGTTCGAGTAGCGCGATTGTAATGTCTTCTTCCGTTTGGAGCGAGCGCCGCACGTCCTGCCACAGCGCGAACCACATCGCCGCGTTCGCCTTGGCGACCTCGTGCATCTTGTAAAGCTGATCAGTGCCCTTGATGGTGCCGGCGAAGATGGCATAACCCAGATGGTCCGCGAGCGCCTTCGACAGCACTTCTCCGAAGATCGTGTCCGGCTGCTGGCTGTATTCGTCGAAGCTCAGACCGGACGGCCCGAGGCCGCGCAGCGCGTCCGGGTCATCGGCCCCGAACAGTTGGATGCGATGCCCGCCGGGGAAGGTGACGCGGAGCTTCTGCTCGTTGAAGCGTCGACCGGGAATCGGATCCGCATACCACTTCAGCTTTCCCCAGGCGACCGCCTCCGCCTGTACCTTCGTGGGCATGACGTGCCCGTATTCCCGCGCCCGGAGCAGATCGCGTAGCTGCCGCTCCGTGAAGCCTGACGCGCCTTCCGGGCCACGCACCATGCGCTCCCGTAGGTAGAGCAGGCGCCGCCGCTCCCAGGCGTCCGACGTGGCCGCGCGCAGATGGTGGTTCAGGATGCCCGTGGTCTTGCCGGCGCGGCGATGCAGCACCAGCACGAGGAATCGCTGGAGTGCCAGGTGGAGCGCCTTCGCCCATCGGCGGGGGCGATACGGAATCTTGATGCGCTCGTGGACGAGCGGGCGCGGCGCTGTGGCGACGGCGAGGCTAGCCACGGCGGCCGGATGCTACCCGCTTCTTGGGCGGGCGCGTCACCGCTGCCACGGTCGTCGCCGGCTCGTCGTCGTCGTCCCAGGTAATGTGGTAGTGCACGTCACTCCGCGCCTCGACCTGCTCGACGAAGTCGCCCTGCGTCTTCCCCAGGAGCTCCGCCGCCCGCAACCGCGCGCTCCGGTCCACGTCCGGGTCGTGCATCGTCTGCGTGAAGAACAGTTGCCGCTCCTCCCGCGTAGCGATCCGCCCGTCCTGGGCAATGCGCCGCCGAATGGCCTGGCGCACGTCAGCATTTGTCAGCAACCGGTGGCCCTCCTGGCGGGCCCCGCTTTCCGCGTAGCCGGCCCGAATGGCCGCCTGCGTGGCGTTGCCGTCCGTCATGTATTCCTCGACGAATCGGCGCTGTTTCTCGGTGAGGGTGTCGAGCTCGACGTCGAGGGGGTCTGGTGCGGGGTCGTCCGTAACGAAGTGACTACCGACGTCGGTAGTCCGGCGCCTCAAGGCAGGCGTCTTCGCCTTCCGGGCCTTCTTCGTGGACATGAGGGGTTACGGCAGAGTCTACCATTGGCCGGGGCGGCGGACAGCCATCCACGCCGCAGGAGCGTTTGACAGGATGCGGGCAGGGTGTGCCCGGTCGATGCTCCCAGGTGCAGTGGCAGTGCGGACAGGTATGGACGCAGCGAACGCGCGGCGGCTTCTTCATCGCCGTGTCGCCCGTCCGAAGAACACGATCACCGCGCCTTGTCGCTCGGATATCGCTGCTGGTGCGCCATCTCGTCGAGGTCCGGTTCTTTACCGCTCCCGGTGCCCAAGGAGGCGAGGAGCTGATCCAGTTCGTCGCAGTTCTGCAGGATGCGACGAAGAGCCTCCGCACATTGAGCCGCCGTATAGAACCCGGTGCGGGTCCGCAGGCGCTGTTCCTCGCGTTCAATGATCCGCCGGAACTCGTGCATCTTCTCGACCAACGCCTTCAGGGGCGCGAGATCCGACAGGGCGGGAGCTGCCCGCTTCGGCAATGTAATCGTCCCGTCACCACGCCAGATGGCTCCGCAGGTGTCGCACCAGTTCACGTCTCCCGTGTTGTCATGGCCTTCAGTCTCCCAACGGTGATACTTACAACCACGATCGGGGGGATCGGGGGTATTACGAACGATCTCGTCGTAGAACTCGCCGGACTTATGCTGAAGCCGCCATTCGTCCTTGCCGCATGAGGGACAGTCCAAGATGGCGTGTTCACAGTGCGCGCAGAATACGAAGGCATTGACGGTCGGCAATTCAACCGGTTCGTCCGTCCCCTCCACTGAGCGCGCGTCCGGCTCACCTGCCGTGGCCGCCGAGGAGGACGGCCGACCCGTCCGCGCTTCGATGATGCGTTCGTGGAGCCACAAATCGAACTGTTCCACCGTGCGCTCAGGACCGAACTCGTAGCGGTCATGAACAGCCTCCAGCGCCGCGAGATACCCGGCCTCATACGACGCTACATCTCTCGCCATGGGGCGCCCTCTCCGTCTGCTATCGAGAAATCAAAGCCGCACGTCCCGCACGATAACGGATACGTCCCCGCCGGCATCGGACCCGCGTAGGCCACGTTCGACTCATCATCGAGGTAGATGATGCGGGCCACCGACCGAGCGGGCGGCGGCCCTTGGGGAAACTGATACGTCCGTAACGCCTCCCCGCAGAAGGGGCACAGGATCGGCGTCGGGGCGGCATACCACTCCACCGCGCACACGACCTTCCCGAGCACCTTCTGAGGCTCCAGGGTTTCCCCTGGGTTCGGGAAGATCGTGAGCGAGGGGAAGCCGAACGGACCGGGTCTAGGCATTGGCGAACCGGGCCGCCCGCTGCCGCGAGAACTCGTCGAGTGCCGTCCTGGAGGCAGCTATCGCACAGTTCGACAGGTATCCACGCATCCCCATCGAAATGCGCCAGGTCGACCTTCAGTCGAACCACCCCGATATCGACCGCCTGCGCGTATCCCTTGGCTGCCATGAACGAACCGGTGATCTCGGTCACTTGCTGCGGATAGTTCTCGTTGCCCCAGCCGATGACCTTGTCGCACCGGTCGCAATGCGTCTTGTTCGCCATCACCGCACCGCCTTTCGGCTCCCGACAACGGTAGTCTGCCGCGTGAAGCGCCCGTCGATCCGATACAGCAACGCCTGCTGCCGCTGGTAGATCGCCAGCTTCCAGGCCGGCATCCGATACTGCCATCGAATGTGCGGCACCTTGAACCGGAACGACGTGAACCGGAAGAGGAACGACTGGAGCGGCCAGAGCCGCCGCCAGCGCCAGGGACGCGGGCCCACGAAGTAGAACGCGCCGAAGATCTGCGGGCCCCCGCTGGCGGTCGGGTCGATACCGAGATGGGCGATCTGGTCGCCCAGGATGTAGAGATACACCGCGCGCCAGGCGCAGTGTTCCGCGAAGGCGAGATTGATGCGCCTCACGGCTCGAACAGATGCGGCTTCGAGATCGCCGCCTCTGCCTCATC